GCGCAAGCTGAAACCTATGGCTCACGCCGCCTGACAAAGAGGGTCTGATTGGATGACAAATCTAGTCTGGCCAGCGGGCTTGCCTCAGCGCCCAACAGTCGGGGGGTACCAAGAGCGCTTTTCAGAAACGGTCCTTCGGACGGCTATGGATGCTGGAGCCGCAAAGACGCGCCGGCGGTTTACCTCAGCTCCCCGCCAATTCGAACTTACCTTCCGGGTAACAGCGTTGCAGGCGGATCTTCTGCAGACATTCTTTGAGACGACTACCGCTGGCGGATCCCTGCCCTTTAGTTGGGTCAATCCTCGTGATGGCTCTGCGGGAGAATTCCGCTTCATGGAAGTACCGCGCGTGTCAGCGGTGACGGCAACAATGTTCTCTGCTGCTGTCAAATTGGAGCAGCTGATTTGAGATCCATTTCCCCTTCGGCACAGCGAGCATCTCAATCTGAATTTACTGAGAAAGTTTGGTTGATCCTTTTAGAGATTAATGCGAGCGGCCTCACCACACCCATACGGATCGTGAATGACAACCAAGATATCATTCATCAGGGCTGGACATTCATTGGATACCCCTTCGAAGTAGAGCTTCCGCCTGAGAGCCTTGATCGACCCATGATTGCTCGCATCAGGATCGATAATACGCAGCGACTGATCGTTGATGAGGTGAGAACAATTTCTGAACCGCCTCATATCACTTTGCGTGTCGTATTGGCGGACCAGCCAGATGTCATTGAGGTCGAATATGCAGGGATGCGGCTGCGGAATGTGACATGGGATGCTGGCGAAATATCCGGGGATCTCGTTTATGAGGACATTCTGTCAGAACCGGTCTGTGAACAAATGACGCCAGCCCGATTTCCTGGCGCGTTCTGATGCAGGACTTCCCTGCTTGGGTCTCGCAATATATCGGCCTCCCCTTCAAAGAGGGTGGGCGAGATCGAGGCGGACTTGATTGCTATGGCCTCCTTCGTCTTGTCATCAATGAACAGTTTGGCGGATCCGTTCCCCTCTATGAGGGAATTGCATATCGACCTGGAGAGGATCGCAATTTGCTTGCTCATTTGATGGATGAGCGGCTGCGACATTGGGAACCAATCCCTCAAGGATTGGAGCAACCAGGATACGGCATTCTGCTCCGCGTCATGGGGCGCCCCATTCATGTTGGGATCGTCGTTGCCCCTGGTTGGATGATCCATATCGAAAAAGACAGCGATAGCATCGCTGAGAGATTTGGCCCCGAATCTCGTTGGAAGCAGCGTTTGCTCGGATTTTATCGACATGCCCCTTGATGGACATCTGCTTGATAATTCTATCCGGTGGACGTTGGTGCCGCGTCCATTTTCGACTGAAAGAGAAGAACGCTATTCACCCGCTGGTTTGAGCCTTGCTCAAATGCTCTTGGCCTCCGATTTGCCAGAGCGTTATTGGTCCTACCTAGAAGTTTATGTCGACGATGAAGAGATCCCTCGTGAATGGTGGGATCGTGTTCGCCCAAAGCCAAACGCACGCCTTTTTGTGCGCGTCAATGCGATGGGTGGAGGTGGAGGCGGCAAGAACCCACTCGCCATCATCGGCGCAATTGCTGTCATTGCTTTTGCGGCTTGGGCAGCACCCGCTCTGACAGCAGGCCTTTTCGGTGTCGAAGTATCGGCGGTCAATGCAGCTGGGGTCTTCACAACGATGGGATTGACGAAGATCGCTATTGCTGGCGCCATCACTATGGTTGGCTCATTGCTTGTCAATGCAATTGCGCCAACACCTCGTCAATCATTACGAAATTCTGATGCAGGACTTTCATCTCCCAGCTACGCGATTACTGGAACGACGAACCGCCTCAATCCTTATGGGCCCATTCCCAGAATTTACGGACGGCGTCAGCTTTTCCCGATTCTTGCCGCCAAGCCATATACAGAGACGGTCGGTAATGAACGCTATATGCGCCTTCTTCTTCTTGTTGGTTATGGTCCTCTCAAGATTGAAGATATCAAAATTGGCGCAACACCAATTTCAGCTTTTGATGGCGTTGAATATGAAGTTCGCGAAGGTTGGCAAGACGATGAGCCAATCACGCTCTATACGAAGCGAATTGAAGAAGACAGTCTTTCCATAAATCTGACCAAAGATGGTGGATGGCGGGTTATTTCATCCCGGGCCCAGGCACGTGAAATAAGCGTCGATATTTCATTTGATCGCGGATTGGCTTTTTTCAACGATCAAGGCGGACGATCCGAAGTGACCGTCGAATTTGACGCGGAGTATCGTTCGATATCCGAGGATCTTTGGTATCCTATTCCCTGGAAGTCAGGTGGGGATGCAGGATTTGAGACGCCAGGAAAGGTGAAGATCACGGATTCCTCATCTTCTCCGGTTCGGCGCGGAGGACGATTTGATACTCCTCAAGTCGGGCAATATGAAATCCGAATTCGTCGATCAACCGCAGATGCAACAAATCCAAGGCAAATAGACGCCGCCAGTATCTCGGGCCTTCGAACGATCACAGATGATCCGCCTGTGACGATGACCGGTCTGTCGATGATTGCTCTCAGGTTGAAAGCCTATGAGCAGATCAATAATCAACTCCAGCAGATCAGCTGTATCGCGACATCCTATCTGCAAATATGGGATGGATCGTCTTGGTCATGGCAGTCATCACGAAATCCTGCTTGGGCTTATTGCGATGTTTTGCGACGCCGCGGCAGCACCAATCTCATGGATGACGCTCGCATCGATCTTCATTCCATTCGCGAATGGGCCAATGCCTGCGACGAGGTTGCACAAGACGGTGAGCCAAAATGGTTCTTCGATGGGGTCGTGGAAGGCGGTTCCGTTGTCGAGGTGCTCCGAGACATCTCTTCTCATGCCCGCGCGCGCTATGGCATTAAGGATGGCAAGCATTCTGTCATACGAGACATTCCTCAAAGCACTCCAATTTTGCATATCACTCCACGTAACTCATTCAATTACATTGGCCGTAAACAATTCATCGATCTGCCGCATGCATTGAAGGTCCGCTTCATCAATCCGCAAAAGGATTGGCAGGAGGATGAACGGATCGTCTATTCAGACGGCTATGACGTGCAAAATGCTGAGCGGTTCGAGACGGTAGATATGATGGCCTGCACACGTCCTGAACAGGCGTGGCGAGAAGGGCGATATCATCTTGCCGTTGGACGATTGCGTCCGGAAACGCATGAAGTGTTTCAAGACGTAGAAGCTTTACGTGCCACTGATGGCGATCTCGTCATGTTTGCACATGATGTGATCATGGTTGGGATCTCAACCGGTCGCATCAAAGCGCAGACGATTGAAGGTGGTCTTGTCACAGGTCTATTGCTGGACGAGCCAGCTCCTATGGAGGCGGGTAAGGATTATGCTTTGCGTATCAGGCGTAGTGATGGGGCGAGCCAAGTTTTGCCAATCGTTACTTTGCAAGGTAATTCCTCCAGCATTGGCCTTTTGACACCCCTTCCGCAAAGTCTGGCGCCTGAGCCCGGCGATTTGTTTCAGTTTGGCGAGGCTGGACGTGAAGCCGCGCCCATGCTGGTCAAGGGAATTGAGCCAGGCCCCAATCTGTCTGCAAAGCTTGTTCTAGTCCCTGCGGCCCCCTCAGTTCATCAGGCCGACACGGGCTCTATTCCGAGCTTTGACAGCTACATCACACGTCCCGTCCAGATCGACTTGATCCGGCCTGTCACTCCCGAGATATGGAATGTCATTTCAGATGAAACCGTTTTGGTGCGCGGACCAGACGGCCGATCAGTTCCTCGTATACTCATCCAGCTTTACCCCCCGTCCTCGGATTCCGGTAATGTTCCAGACGGGATTGAGATCCGATATCGCGAGGTCGAGAGCACTGGGCCGTGGCTAGCGGTTCCCACTCAGCCCGCCGATACACTTTCTGTCGCTGTGCAGCCGGTCGAAGACGGGAATGTCTATGACATTCGCCTTCGTTACGTCACCCGGATGGGCGTTGCCTCAGATTGGGCTGAGGTTTTTGGCCACCTTGTTGTAGGGCGCACTACGCCTCCGGCAGATGTGTCGAATTTTGCTGCCGAGCGCAGGGCCGATGGTGTCCAACTCAGTTGGGATCCGGTGTCTGCACTTGATCTCGTTGGCTATGAGATCC